GCCTTTGTTGAACTCTACAATGTTATACTCAAATGTCCGTACATCAGAACCGTTCTTCATTAAAGCGTATGGATATACTAAATGCTGGTGGTGATCTTTGAACTTTCCCACGGTATAACTACCGGTTGTTTTGATGTCGTGAACACTGGTAGGCATCAGTTCGTCAATCAGACCGTAAACCAATACATTGCCGTATGCAGTCGGAAGGATTGCCTCTACACGTTGCTGCGTCAACGCCCCTTTGTAGTAATTTGCGAACTCACGACAAAGGGATATAGGAAAGACAAATGAACGATTGTTATAAACGGCTTTCAAGGCTATAACCTTTTGCTCGCCATTCCCTATATCAGAATATATCTTTTCTACCTGCACCGTTTCAGATTTCCGGTTCTCAATCATACAGTCAATGACCTCATTAAAAGCCGTACCCTTGTCGGCAGCTTCGCTGTCAAACGGTTTACGGTTAATACGGTCTATCAGTTCTTGAAACTGCTTCTGCCGAAACTCTTCTTCCGTACATGGTGGATTCTCACTCCACCCATAATAACGCTCATATATGACATCGCTATTAAGGTAATTGAAGTAAGAATCCAATAATGTTGCATATATCTTATACTTAGGCTGCATCTGAATAAGTTTTAGTCTCTTTGTTAAAAATCAGTCCTAATTCTTTCGCCTTAGCTGCCAACATCATTGAGGCTTTCATCTTTGAACTTCCCACATGGTTGAAATCATCAATATGGGCGATAAAGTCATTCGCTGAAGCTGCGTCGGCAACTAATTCTAAACAACCTGTTATATCAGATAGCACTTTGTTATATGCTTCTTGTTCAGCCTTTTTTGATTGCAACATAGTAAGATATGGAGCAATAATCCGAGTAGAGATAAAATCATTCTTGGTCGTCGGATTGCCGTTTTTGTCAAGGATGGTAGGTACTTCCATCACTGAAGGCAAGTTACAAGTATTCTTTCCGTCATTCCTTGATGTCGGATCGAAAGTAATAGTACGTCTCTGCACTCCTCTCTCACTCTTCATTTCCAAGTAACCTAACAAATCAAGTTCGGTGACGATGGAGTTGTAGGACTTCTCACGTAAGGCAGGAATAAACACCGTATCATCACCCTCTTTTCTTGTGTCACGATGGGCAACAAAAATGATATGTTTCTTCAGACTTGATAGCGTTCTTGTCATCCAAGAAAATTCAGCATTGATACCGCCCCAATCTCGAATAGATGGCTGCCTGGTTCCACATTTATAAGTGATGATAAAATCCATCATCTTACCAATGGTATCAACCACAATAGTCTGATAAACAGACAAATCTTCTTGCAAAACCAGCTGAACATCATTCCAAGAAGTGACCTGTACAGTGTCAATATTCTCCAAATGAGCCATATTCATACGCTTAACACCATTGTCAAAATCCAACAACAGAGGCTTTGGTGCACTCAAAGCTACTGTGCTCTTACCCATACCTGCTTGACCGTAAATCATCATCTTTACGTTTGTTGGAATATTCAATTCCGTTGATTTTCTGATTAAACTCATGATTGTTATATTTTTAGTTAGTAATTATATTAGAGACTTCAATAAAGGATCTATACCATCCTTCAATTCTTTAAGTTTCTTCAGCGAATAAACTTTAGGACTATTCCTATGTACACCAGCCCTTTTCCAAGTCAATGCTCCCGTAGCGCACTGATGAGCCAACCACCTTCTACCAAATCCAAGTCGTATAGCTTGCGTTTCCGTAATCTCATCAATGACCGGATCCTTGGAGATCGCATATTCGCTGACAGCTTCTTTCGCGGCCGCTTTTATTATTTTCTGTAATTGCCAAACGTCAAGTTCCATATAATAAAGGCATATTACGCCCTCTAATTCTTACACGAACACGGGCGATAAGTTCTACATTGGCATTAGAACGGGTTCGGATTTGTTGCCGTTTCATGTCTAAATGACTATCAACACAAAGAATAATCAAAAGTACACAAGCAACAAATGATCTCATGGCCGGCGAAAAGTCCAGCGTCAACCGGATACCTGATATCCTCTCGGCTAACTTTAATGCCAACTCCCTCCCATTCCGAACACCCAAAATTAAAAATGCTGTCTGAAGCTGGTTATTTATCGTACTTACTGCACGATGCTTCAATACGGCAATCTCCTTTTTTTCATACCCGGCTGCGTACATTTGTGCTGTAATGTCACATTCGGGCGTTAACTCGGTAAATACTTTCATAATCGTGTGTATTTAAAGTTTGAATCAGGAATCTCTAAATACTGTAACTATCCCTTTCGGAACATTAGTTTCCGATCTCCACTTATGTCCATTTTTGTACCCTTGTGCATTAAGCAATGAAACATTGTTGCGCACTGTGCAGACTTTATCGATAGGAAATTCTACTTTCTTCCCTTTCTTTAAGTCTCTCATACGAGGCATAATTTCCACTTTTTTCTCCATAAACTGATTATATTTAATTGAATGTGGACGGAACCGGTAACGATCCGGCATACACACTTCCGGCTGTGTGCAGAGCATTCCATACGCCCGCCCGTTTGCCGGGGTTTTCACCCGGCTGCTTTTGCTAATCTAAACACAAAACGAATTAAACAACTTCAAGAAAAGCCTTAATAGCCAACATTTTCTTTTCAGCTAACACTTTGGCTGCTTCTTCTCGATTTTTCCAATCTTTATAAAGTTCGAGGTCCTTTTTTGTACTTTCGAGGTCTTTATTAAGAGACGACACCAATTCAATCAGTTCCTCTCTTGTCATTTCTTCAATACCTTTTGTTTCCATATACATTATTATTAATAGTTACCAACTTTTTTCTTTATAAATGGCGATCGTTAGAATAACCGACATCACGAATGTTAATACGTGAAACGGATTAAAGAACATGCCAACAAAACAGGTAGCCGACATCAGTACTGCGCAGATGAATAAAATTAGCTGCACTCTTGAATAAAAAATTACCTTCATGACTGTTTGATTTGATTTGTGCCCTCCGGCTGATTCGATCAGTAGCTTCGCGCCTCTTCAGAGGGTTTTCTTAACTTTGTGGTGCAAACTTTAAAAATTAAGAAGTATGAAATCAGAAAAGTACCTGAGCATGGCTAAAGACATTCGTTCTAAAGTCGAAGATTTACTTGACGAGTATAACACCTTTGAACCATCAATAAGCAAGATGTTTCTTGATGGACAACCGTTATATGAACAAGCTATAAAATTTACCCACTTGGTTTATTCATTTGATCCAAATCTGCCTTTAAATAGAGAGTTGGTAGATCTGCCAAATAAATGCAAAGGGTGTATAATTAAAACGTTTCCGCAAGAAAACGATGTCTTTAAAAATTTCTTGTTCCTTTTGAAATGCTTCACTGATTATCTGGAGACTTTTCATGACTAACTTTCTCTCCGCGTAAAAGGTCCAAGTAAGAAGTAACCGCTTTCTCGGCATCTTCTTTTATGTACTCCAAATTTTTCAGACAATTGATTGGCAAATCTTCAACATGTATGGATATTGTCAATTGATTGTCTTTTTCTTGATGTTTTAGTTCAATGTTGTAATTCATGTGCTATGATATTTTAATTATCTTTTCTTCTTGCTTATTATTTCAAACCTCACAACGCCAAGTTCTGTATATGCGCCGTATTCAATCCAATATGTCCCACGAGCCGCGTTTATTTTAGGATCATATTTACTATCAAATAATAGCGTCTTTGTGCTACCATCAATATAATGCGCACTTACTTTATATTCATAAATAGGCATTTTGGAGTACCTATAAAGGCCTATAGCAAAAACTATAAGACCTGATATAGCGACAGCTATTAAAAAGTTTCTTATAATAAGATAAGGTTTGTAACCATCGGCATATTGATGAAAAAAAAGTGCTCCAAAAGCACCACCTGCGAATATAAATACACCTAAAACTTCCATATCATTTATTTTATTTGTACCCGGCAGCCCATCCGATAGGCAGCGTCACGCTTTCAGAACCAGGTTGTATTTTGAAAAGAGGCAACGGTTAACCAATGTCTGACACATAACACCGCAAGGAACTTGCCCCTTTGACAATTCTTTTATCTATAATGTATCCCTGTGGGTCATGGCTCAAAGCTCACCACGTTTATACATTATACTTTGTAATCCTTTCGCTTAAACTCCATTTCTGCGAGTGCTAAGGTTGAAATAAGACAAAGAACTTACTGTGGGCATCCGGGAATCGAACCCGGTCAGAAACGCCTTTCTTCACCAGCCGAACACTTTCGGCTCATGCCCTTTGCTTTAGTAAATCGTTATGAAGTTTTCTACTTTGAACGATCTGAATCCGTTCGCCTCAATATCGAAATAGCGAACCGTCTTGTAGTTTTCAGAACCAGTACCTTTGATAAGATTCTGAATGTCTTTAAGCGTACCTTTGGCTTTGCGAAGTGAACCATCAGACTTTTCATAGGCGAATGATACGATACCTTTGTGCATTTGTTTTGTCAAACGGTACAATGCCCATGCGCGTGAAAGACATACCGCGAACGCTTTACCTGTTGCTTTCATAAGTTCGTAAGCCATGCAAAATACTTTGTGTCTAAAATTTGAAGTTTTCATAATCGTGTGTATATTAAAGTAGTCCAAAGACTACCGGTTAAAACTTGATACAATGTGGTGAAACTTTGCTTTATCCACCCCTCTAAATGAGGCTTCATTAAGAATGTGATCAGCGACATTATCATTAACCTTGATTGCTTTTAGCGTATTAATATCAATATGATAAGGTTCGTCGGTTGGCTTTGCGAGAGGCACGTAGCCTGTAAACGGAAAATTTCGTCTGCCGATTGGCCAAACTATATAACCATGAGGATATTCATCTACAATCTCGAAAATATCTTTACGATTGTAATTCTCAGTAACTAATATATTCATAATCGTGTGTGTTTATGTGTTAGTATAAATAGTTGTTCATTGCTTCGTAGCCACCAAATATTTCGGCAACAGGATCGTTAGACCAATCCAGTGGGGTGAGATATTCAACCTCTCTTTCGAGAGTTTCTATTTCATCAGAGAGGATTTTCACGATCTCTGACTTGCTGTCTACATTATATACATAGCAGACTTCTTCTTCGCTAATCGTGCTCAACGCTTCTAACTCGCCTCTTTTGTTTTCGAGTTCTGCTAATGCTGTTTCATAAGATCGTGCCATAATCGTGTATTTTAATATGTTTATCCTATTTACTTTATTAAATCAATCTTGTATCTTTGTCGTGATTGATTGTTTGATGATGCAAATATAATACTATTTGGTATCATCAAATACTAATCAGTATTAAATATTATACCATTTAGTATTTTTAACTATATGACAATAAATGAAAGATTTGCTGAGATACTTAAAACAAAGAATATCAGCGTTAAAGAAGCATCCGTATTAATAAGAAAATCAGAGGTATATGTTCGCAAGTTAATGCGAGCAGGCGAAAGCTTTGGTATAGAACCCGTGCTTCTAATACTAAACAGTATAGAAGATATTAATCCTGATTGGCTTCTTAGAGAAAAAGGAAGTATGTTTAGAAGTCAATATAACACCGAAGAACCAGCCCCCATCACCTCCGAGCGTTTACTTTCTATCATTGAGAGCCAGCAGAGAACTATCGAGAACCTTTCAAAGAAATGAAAGAATACACACCAATAGAGAAAGATACTATACTAAGGTGCTTTTATCTTGGAGTTTCCGTAAACTACCAATCATGCCAAGATATTATCAACATTCTTGTATCTGATGGATATGTAGTGCTACGTACATCCGTAAACGGAAGGGCATATCATATCACAGACAAGGGAAAGGGATTCATCTTGCAAGGCCGGGTATGCTAAACAAGACAACGAAAGGAAACAAGAAAAAATAGAAAAATGGAAAACAAGTACCATTAATTGGATAATGGCACTTGTAATAGCCATCGCCAGTTCAATAATAACGCTTATCGTAACAAAACTGCTATCGTAATAAGACTACCGAATATGGCGCCTAACATACACATGGATACGAATAACCGGCTATTCATTTTTACCAATTCATTCGTGACCTCGTTTCTTGTAACCCTTAGTATAGCCTTGATTTCTTCAAAATGACAGTTTGAATCTTGCCAATAATCTTCATCCATAACCTATATAGTTTAAAATTTGCATCACCAATATTTCAAAGAACGACAAAATAGGATGTTCGTCCTATTTACTTGTTTCAATCATCTTTGCATCTTTGTTGCGTGATTGATTGATGATGCAAATGTAATCAAATATATTACATGTAATACTTTTAGATTACATTATTACAATTAATTAACACTTTAAGTATTACACGCAAATTTCTGCTAACAAAAAACCTTTAATAATTTTAAAATATGAGAATCAATAGACTAAACATTGGAGAAGAAGTCCGCAAAAAGGTGGATGAGAACGGCTTATCAAAGGCTAAATTCGCTGAATTACTGGGTATTGCAAGGCAAAATATAGAAAAAACCGTATTTCAGAAGCATAGTCTTGATACAGATTTACTTTGTAATATAAGTGAAGTGTTGAATTGTAATTTTTTTAATTACTACAGACCAGACAATTCATGTAATAAAAAAGATTACACGGAGCAAAAGGAGATAAAGGCAACATTGTCTATAGAAATGGGAGCTGAGAAAAAAGAACAGGTGCTTAGATTCGTATTCGGAGATAATAATATTGAAATATTGAATAAATGAT